TAGCAGTCAAGAAGCATTGGCATTAGATGTTGAACTAAATCAGATTAAAAAAATTGATGGGGTAATGCATATTAATTTTTGGTCTTTTAAAAATAAGAAATTTAGGCTTGTGATGATACAGCCAGACATAGAAAAAGAGATTGTTTCAAGAGTTAAGCTTGCTAAGGAAAAGAAAACGGAATATCTATTTTTTAGAAAGACAAAGCCTAGCGATCATATTGCACCACAATTAATTGATAAACATTTTTTGAATATAAAGCGAAATGTTTTGAAGCTGCCGGACGGCAAGAAAGTCTTCCATGATTTGCGTAGGACTTTCGCCTCAATGACTGCCGAGCAAGGTTGGCCTCCGCTGGTAGCTTGTGATATTCTTGATATGTCTTTAGAAATTTACCAAAAGGTTTATTGCAAAATATCCGAAGAGGTAAAGACAGAGAAGCTTAAGAAATTAGCTCTCGATCAATTCAAAAAAGAGTCCGTAGAGATTCAAGACTTAGAGGTAGACGATGTTTAATTGCCTCGTAAAAGTCTTTGTTCGTGTTCCCAAAGTGTTCCCTCTAAATAACAAAGCTCAATACTTACGGTATGTTACGAGATTTATTGGCGCGCCGGGAAGGCCTACATGGATCAATTTTAGTGGTTCATTTTCTAGAGTGCTTAAATGCGGTTTACAGCTATTAAATCAGGTATTTACTGCGTTTTACTACTATATTCTAGAGTGCTATTTACTGCCTCAAAGTAATACGAAAAACACAAAAATATCGCTGCGTCTGTTCCCAAAGTGTTCCCATTCTACTTCTAAGAACTGCGAACTACTTTATACTTTGGAAGCCAGTTATATCATTTTTTATTTAATAAATCAGCCTAAAAAACTATCAAATTTTTTTCACCAAGGGGGACTTCGTGGAATCGAAATCTATTGAAATGAAGCTTCGAGAAGCACAGGAAAAATTCAAGGAAAACGAAAAACTTTATAAACAATATAAAGAGAAAAGCGACTTTTGGAT